ATAAAAAATAATTTTTTAATAAAAAAAAGGAACAAAATAAAGATTAAATTCCTTGACGAAGAAAAAAAGCAAATTGACGATAAGTCTTTAAAATTAAGTATTGCTGGAAGGAAGGGTGGCTTAAGCAAGGCTAAAGCTAGGCTCAAGCATAAAGAAATAGAAAGAGAAATAGAAATAGATAATATAAAGAAAGAGAAAAAGATAAAGCATTGGAACGAAAATCTACCAACAGGAGTATAAAAAAATAATATTAATTTTAAACTATGATTATAAACCACAGGGAAAATGACGATTTCCTAGAACAAGCTAGACAAAATAAAGTTCCACAAGGTTTAGGAATAAACAACGATTTAGATAATCACTTACGATTTAAAGCTGGAAGTTTTTGCATAATTATCGGACACGCAAATGTCGGAAAAACATTTTGGGTTTTATGGTATTTACTTTGTTTATCTAAAATTCATAAAAAGAAACATCTAATTTATGCAGCAGAGAATACAGTAAATGGTTTAAAAAGAAATCTAATAGATTTGTATGCTGGAAAAAAGATAAAAGACCAAACAAAGTTTGAGTTAAAAACAAATAAAGAATTTATAGAAAAGCATTTTGATTTTATAGACCATCTTAAAATTTGGAACATAAACGAATTTATGAAAGGTATTCAATCAATAAACAAAAAATATGATTCTATAATGATTGACCCTATAAACGCATTTTCAAAACCTAAAGGAGTAAACGCACACGAACACGATTACGAAACAGCTAGTAAATTAAGATTATTTGCAAAGAAGTTTAATACAACAATCTATGTTTGTATGCACGCATCAACAGAAGCATTACGAAAAGTACATCCTGCAAAACACGATTACGAAGGTATGACTATAAGACCAAACGGAGCAGATGCAGAAGGTGGAGGTAAGTGGCTGAATCGTAGTGATGATTTTATAAGTATTCATAGATATACAAGCCATCCTCACGATTGGATGTACACACAAATACATTGCTTAAAAATTAAAGAAACAGAAACAGGTGGCTCTCCTACATTCTTTAATGAGCCTGTATTATTTAAGTTAGAAAAAGGTACAAAGTTCACTTGTGCTGGAATAAATAGTTTAGAGTTATGTTCAAAGTAAAAGTTAATCAGGACATTATAGAATACTGTAAAAACCAAGTTGATAAATATAACTTTGGTAAAAGAAGTTCTGCTAACGGAAATAAAGAACAACAGCTTACAGGGATAATTGGACAAAGTGTTGTAATGAATTTATTTGGTTTAGGAAATGTAAATGGAGAAGATGGTTTTGATGATGGTGTAGATATTTTGTATAACAATAAAAAAATAGATGTCAAAACAATGGGCAGGAAATCAGATGTTAAACAAAACTATACTAATAACTTTTTGAAGCTACAGGATCATTATTCAACAGAAATTTATATATTTTGCAGTTACCATAAAACAAAAGAAGAATTAACTATATGTGGCTGGATTGATAAAACTGATTTTATAAACAAAAGAAGATACTATCCAAAAGGAACAGAACGTAAAAGATTTGATGGAACAACATTTGAAACATTTGCAGATTTATACGAAATAGATAACAAAGATTTAAACCAAGTAAACAACATAGACGAATTAAAACAACAATTAAAGAGTAAAACTATGATAACATACGAAAAAATATCAGACGTACATTACAAGGCATATAAACACGAATTGTTTTTAAACAGTATAGAAATACATTCAGACAAATATGTTATAGTAAATCGTTATTCTCGTTTAGACGTACCAAAACATTTAAAAGACTATTTACCTTATTTAATTTTAGATACATACAAACAGGATTTAAAAACATATAATTTAAGAGAGTATAGTGATTCCCAACCTGA